TTGGCTGTTCTTTTGAACTTTGGACAGAGGTAGACGGTACTGTATCCGTGTGGGCTACGCTACCCAACGGCTTTTTCAATATGCAGTTTAATGTAGTTAGTTCTTCTAACTGCACGATATACCCACAAGGAGTAGGTGGCTCAGCTACAGGTACATTACTTTACGCAACACCAGTTTGTACAACAAATAGAAACACATCAATGGGTGCATATGCTCTTAAGAGTAACACTACAGGTGCGTTCAATACAGCTTTTGGTGATCGTGCCCTGTACTCTAATACTTATGGTTCGAATAATACCGCAGCAGGTAAGGGCGCATTAGAGTACAACACCACAGGTTACCATAACACAGGTGTTGGTGTTAACTCCTTGCGGGATAACACAACGGGTTATTATAATACAGGGGTGGGTCTGAACGCATTGGTATCCAATACTACAGGTTACTATAATACAGGTATTGGTATTTCGGCATTGGCCTCTACTACAACAGGCTCTCTTAATGTTGGTATAGGTGTTGACGCGCTAGGCTCGAACTCAACAGGTACTAGTAATGCTGCAATTGGTGTTAATGCAATGCAGAACAGTACCAGTGCTGGTGGTTGTGTTGCCGTGGGCAAGGACGCTCTACGCTACGTTACCACTGGTAACTACAACATAGCAGTGGGTCACGCAGCAGGTAGTGGTATTACTTCAGGAATATCCAATATTTCTATTGGTGGTTTAGCATCTAATGATTCCTATACCCCTGCATTCAATATCACAACTCAAAGTGACTACGCATCTTTTGGGTCTACATCTCTAACCAACGCCTACATACAAGTTGCTTGGACTACTACTTCTGACGTTCGTTACAAAACTGACTTTGCAGAAGTACCCCACGGTCTTGACTTCTTAACTAAGGTGACACCCACAGCTTTCCGATACAAGCAGTCCAAGGACGCTACAGAAGGTGTAGGTGACTTGCGCTACGGTTTCAAGGCTCAAGAGATTCTTGCACTCGAAGGCGAAAACCCAGTCATCATCGACGTTAATGACCCAGATACTCTACGCTTCAAAGAGCAGTCCATGATGGCTGTGATGGTTAATGCAATCAAAGAGCTAAAGGTAGAACTTGATAATATCAAGTCCGACTTTGACCTTTACAAATCAACCTACCCCTAAACCGAAGGAATCTAAAATGGAAAATACAGAAAATACAGAAAGCATGACAACACCAGACCCAGCGCCCCCGCCCGGCCCAAACCTCGGGAGGATTCACGCTTCAACAATGGACTCAGTTGACCTGATTAACAGCTTACTAGCTGGTACTTCATCCCAAGAGAGCGAAAGTATAATCGCTCGAAACGTAGCACACATCTACACAATCAAGGCGAAGTACGGGTGGTCGGAGGTTGAGCTGGAGCCATTTGTTGATGTGATTGCAGACGTTGCTGAAGCATATCCCTCGCTAGCAACGGAGGCTGAGGTGCTGGCTCGTATGGTTGAGCTAGGAACCCCCAACCCATAACTGCCAATCTCATCATAACCTGCAGCGCCTCACAAGGGTTCTGCAGGTTTTGCTTTATGCTTCGCATAACCCAAATCACAAGGTCCTTGCGATGTTTCAATTACTCAAATCCCGGACTGTCCAGTTCGCCCTAGCACTAGCGGTGCTTTCCATTCTGCAAGGCTACGTCGGCTTGCTGCCCCTGACCCAAGTTGAGCAGATGCTCGTTGGCATTGCCATCAGCGTAGCTATCACGCTGCTGCGTATCATCACAACTCAGCCGGTGTCAGAGAAATGACCTCTTACAGCCGCCGCAGTACAGACAACCGGGTAGGGGATATTGAGACCCTAATCTCTGAAGAGAATGACCCCAAGCAGCGAGCCTTCCTAATCATTCTCAACAGTATCAACGCCTCTATGGTGGCCAATACAGATGCCACCCGCGAAGTGGCCGACAAGCTGGACAACCACCTGTCCCTGTTCGAGAAAAAGTCCGAAGCTGACGCCCTGCTGCTCAACCAAGGTCGGGGGGCTTGGAAGGTTTTGGCTTGGGTCTTGGGCACCGCACAGGTCGCAATCTTGGCCATCTCCGGGTACGTTTTTTCCGACCTAGAGAAATTGCATGATGGCCAGCAAACCTCCAGACTTGCTGAGGCCCGCCTTGAGGTGCGGATTTCCAACTTGGAACGCAAATGAACCTCTCCCCTCACTTCAACCTGACCGAGTTCTGTGCTTCTCAAACAGCAGCACGGCACGGAATCGACAACAGCTTACCGATTGAACTGTATGAAGCAGCGAAAAGAACCTGTCTCGGACTTGAAGAAGTTCGAGTTCTTCTTCGGTCTAATCCAATTAGGCTTAGCTCTGGTTACCGCTGTCCTGCTCTCAATAGCCTTCTAGGCTCTCGAAGTACAAGTCAGCACTTGAAGGCAGAGGCTGTAGATTTTACCTGCCCTACTTACGGTAGCGTAGACAAGATCGTTAGGGCTATCGTAAATAGCCCTATACAGTATGACCAGTTAATACGTGAGTTTGATAAGCACGGTGGTGGATGGGTACACATTAGTTTTAGTGACAAGCCTAAATGTCAGGCACTAATTATTGACCAAGATGGAACAAGGGCATACACATGAGCGATTGGATTAAGACACTAGCCCCGCTTTTGGGGACGGCGCTGGGCGGCCCTCTTGGAGGTGCCGCTGCTGCTTTCATTGCTGACAAGCTAGGCCTTGAGTCTAAAACACTTGAGTCAGTTACAGAAGTTTTGAATAGCGGGAAGATGTCACCCGAACAGATTTCCCAAATCAAGTTGGCAGAAGTGGACTTCAAGAAGTTCATGGCTGACCACGAGATTAAGTTGGAGCAGATTTCTGCAGACGACAGAAAGTCTGCGCGTGATATGCAGGTGTCTTCAAGGTCTGCAACTCCTGCTGTGCTTACATACCTGATAACTATGGGATTCTTCGGGGTTTTAACTGTTATGCTGTTTTACCCTGAAACTAAAGAATCTGCTCCGCTAATGATTATGTTAGGAGCGCTTGGTACGGCTTGGACTAGCGCCTGTGCCTATTGGTTCGGAAAGAACGCAGGCAGTGATCGCACCAAAGAATTGTTAGCTCAAGCCACTATCAAGTAGCTGAGCTAAAGAAAGCCAAGAAGAGCGGGTCCGTAGGGGCCCGCACTTTTGTCGGCTCTGCCAATGGTACCCGAATGCCGTCGCAGTACACAACCGAAGGCACGGCCACCAATTCGTAGCGGGCTACCGGCCTGCCCACACCTGCGGACGGGACCTTGCCGGCAACCCTCACCACACCAGAAGCGGTGAGCATGGTTAGCACCGTGGCAATAGTGCCATCCGATAACCCAGTCTTGTTGACAAGTTCGGCACGGGTCCCAGGCATAGCCAAGAACACTTTTGTTTCTGAGGGGGTGAGGGCAGATTTTTTCATCAGGTTTCCTAGAAAGTTACGACGCTACTGGCGAACGACTCGCCTAACTCGCTATGGCTGACCATGAGCACTTGAGGGAATCCACAACTTGCTACAACCCCAAGCATGGCGGCTTCCCGGTTGTTGTCACAGGCTGCTGCAGGCTCGTCAAGTATAAGCCAAGGCACGTTGGCCAGAAACGTACGGGTCAGCGCGATGCGAATTGCCAAGCCCAAGGCGTCCAGTGTGGAGCCGGACAACCCCTCTACAGGCTTTCCGTCCACAAGGAAGCCGCCACCTTCGCGGGTAACTACCGACTGGGTGCCACGCACTTGGCTGAAGTAGTGGCTGACGGTGCCCAAGACGGTGCCCCACAGCTGTTTGGCGACCAAGGGTCGAGCCTCACGAATCTTCTTGATGACGCGGTTGTTCAGCGTGTAGGTGGACAAGTCATCCTTGGCCTTGGCCAGTGCAGCTTGGGACGCCGCGTAGGAGTCCTGCGCAGCCGCGAACTGCCCCTTGGCCACTGCCAACGCCATGGCTATACCCACAGCTTCAGCCTGTGCCTGCTTCTCATCATTCTGAGACGTACGCAACTCAGACTTCCACTTAGCGGAGTCTGCCAAAAGCTCAGTCGCCATGCCAACTTGCGCCTGCAGGTTATCTGATACGGCCCGCAGTGCCGGTAAGTCCAGGGCAGCCAAGCCGTTGCGAGCGGCCTCGACGCGGGCCAAGGTGTGCTGTCTGGCAGAGTTCTTGGCCTCCACCTCGCGCAGCAACTTGTTGTAGTCGGTGGTGTCCAGTTCTGGCACATCGCCGCCGACCCACTTGTACTTGCGCGGGTATCCGCCGAAGGCCTCGACAGGCAGACGCGACATTTGGGCATCCAAGGCTTTGGCTGCCGACACGGTTTCACGTACATCCTGCACTTGGGCAGCCAGCACCTCCGCCTCAGCCTTGAGCGCTGTCATGCGGATTGCTGCGGCCTCAGCCAGCGCAGCGCATGCGGTGTTCTTGGCGATGACTTCCGGTACCTCGGAGAAGTCCTTGCCGCAGAAGTCACAGAGCTTCCCTTGGATAATAGCCATCTCAGCCTGGGCAAGTTCACGGGTGACCTGCAGAATCCCGGCCTGCACTGCCTTCTGGCGGTAGGTAGCGGCGAGGCCGCCATCGGCAAATTCTTCCGCGCTCGTGGCGACGTGCTCATACTGGTCGATGCGGGTGAACTCAGCGTACTGAGACCGCAGAGCAGCCGCCGCCGACTGCGCGGTCGCCTTATCGCGGTAGTATTGGGTGTCCAGCAGGTCGGGCACCTCAACTTCCGCCTCAGCAGAGAGGTCCGCGTGAGTCTTCACCCCCTTGACCAGTGTGGACTTGGCATTGGCTGCGTCAGCCAGCAACTTGCTCGCTGCTGACGTGTCTGTGGCTGCCAAGACGCTGTGCAGCTCGACTTGGGCGGTGGCCGCAGCCAAGAACTCTTGAGCCTTGGCCAAGCTCCCCTCCAGCTCCGCGAAGTCCGCCACGGGGGGCTTCACCTCGGCCAGCTCGGTGATACGGGCCTCAAGCAACTTGGTGTTGCCAGACGGCAGGTGCTCTTGGGCCTTCTCGACCAAGCGGTCAAGTGCATCCACGTCGGCCAGCTTCTCAATCAGAGATACCGCCGCGCCGGGGCCGCCTTCCAGCGCCCCGCGCAGAGCGCCTTGGTTGGCGAACATCAGGGATGTGGCAACGGCAGCAGAGCAGCCGAACAAGCGGTCCACGAAAGCGGTGACCTCAGCTTGGCCAGAGGCCGTAACGCCGTCGCCGCGCAACTCAGCACCGCCCTTATGGCGCTCTACTTCAAATTCAGAGCCATTAAACGAGAAGCGAAGTAGAACACGAAGAGAGGTCTCAGGCTTGCCGTAGGTGACGGTAGCGGCCAAGGACATGGGCAGGGCCCGAGCCCCATACAGTGCATAGGCAATAGCCTGCAACATGGAGGACTTGCCTGCCTCTGAAGCTGCACGGATGAGCTGAAGACCGCCACCGAAGTTGATTTCCAAGGACTCGTGACGTTTGAAGTTTGTAAGTTTGAGGTAGTTAAGCATAGTATTTCCTAGATTAGAGTTTCAACAACAGCTCGCTCTTCAGCATCCAAGGTCTCCAGTAGACACTTGATGACATCGAAGCCCTTGGCCGCCTCCAAGGTGGATTCAAAGTCAGCGGACAGCCCTTCGACGCTTGCAATCTGCACTGCGTTGGTGATGACAAACGCTTCGGACGTGCGCCGGAAGGCGGCGATGGCGTTGACAACTTCGTGGGCCTCTTCCTGCGCCGCACTGCCGCTCACTCGGATGAACTTGTGACCGGTAGGCTGCAGGTCTCGCCAGCTCATCTCGACAAACTCTTGGTCCCGGATAGCCGTCGTCTCGAAGTGAACCCCAAAGCCACCACGGATGACCACCTTGTACTTGTCGCCGTCTGAGAGCCAGTCTGATACTGATGTGGCCAGTTGGTTGCCCGGAATCAGAACCTTGCCCAAGCGTCTAGCGTGGTGCTCGTGGCCAAAGATGGCCGTCTTGCAGGGTAGGGCTGCGGCCTGCTCTTTGGAGACGTTCAAGCTCTGGTCAGCCTGCTTGGCAAAGAAGTTGTCGTAGTTGGCATGCAGGAACACGTACTCACACTTGGGTGTGGTTGCAAGCGCTGCGTCAAACACATCTTGGTTTACCAAGTGGGGAATCACGTACCCGTAGGGTGTCATCGTCGGCTGCTCGATATGCACATAACGCTCGGGGAAGTTTCGGCTTAGGAGTTTGCCTAGGAACTGAAAACTAGATAGCGTTGTAGAAGTTTTGCTAAGGTCGTGGTTGCCCGCTGAGTTATACAGCTTGGAACTTGGGTTAGCTTCAAGCCAGTCGCCTAGAATCTCGTACGTCTTTAGAACATCACTGATTGGCACATTTGCCGTATCAAATAAGTCCCCGTTTATGAGTAGGTCGCCCTCTACAGGCAGTAAACCTGCAAATTCCTGCAGTACGTGCTGTCGTAGAGCCCACTGGGTGGCTGGTGTGGTACCGGAGCTACGAATAGCTCCTAAGTGTAAGTCGCTGATTACTGTAAGCATAATTCTATTGCCTCTTTTAAGTTAAGTTCTGATGTATTTCTAAGGTCCCAAGAGCCTGTGTCTTGCGTACCGAAGTAGTCAAGGCCGATACACCGCCACACTTTAGTCTTGCTGTGGTGTATCAGTATAACGCACTTTGCACCTGCTAATTGGAATATTCGCATCCTAGCCCGGTTCTCCAGCTTGAAGTTACCGACTGGTAACCTAAAGTCATGGGCTGTCTCTTTTACCTCAAGCAGAATCGGCAGCCCTTGATTTACAAGCAGGAAGTCGGCCAAGGTTGGCTGCCTTGACCCTGCGTGGGCGTCAGGTAGCCGGTTCCATGCGAAGTCCTGTCGGGTGATAGAAGACAGAATCTTCTTCACCTGACCCTCAGCTATCTTGCCTCGGTTTGTGGTGGTCATGCTTTCTCCATTTTCTTCAGGCCGCCGACGATGGCAGCCTCAACAGGCAAATCACCAATCTCAATCTGCTCGCCAAAAGACGGGCCGAATGAAATCGAACTCTTGATTGGCAACTCCATGCCAGCGTAATCACCCACCATGCAGGCATGGGCAGCGACCATGAAGGGCACCAAGTCTGGGATAGCCACGGAGAACACACACTCGTCGTGAATCGGTGCGATGACCTCACAGTCAAACACCTGCTCAAGACGGGCCTTCCACATGCGGCCTTCAGCCAACTTGGTCATCTCGGCTGCAGAACCCTGGATTCGGAACGACAAGGCTTGGCGCTGGGGGCCTTCCTCGTCCCCGCTGGATGCTTGGTCAATCATCTTGGCCAAGTGGCGAACAGCCCCCAACAAGGTCTTTACCGTGCCGTGCTCGTATATAGCTGCCATCTCTGTCTCAGCCCATGCTTCAGCTACTGGGAAGGCTACAGCTTTAGCCTCAAGCATATCTGTAGCATCCTGTTTAGTTACCATCAGCATACGACTTAGTTTTCCGGGCTTAATCCTATATTGGCTTCCGAAGTTACAGGCTTTACCTAAAGCTCTGCACTTTTTTGCTGTCTCATAGAGTGGATTAGACTTATCGTCTTTAGCGGCAACAAACTGCTCATAAGTTATAGCCTCATTGCGTCCATTGTAAATACCTAAGCCAGTAATCGAGTGCATATCTTTTGGCGAGTCACCTACAAATACTTCACGTAGAGTCGGGTCTTTGGACCATTCAGCCAAGAGCAGAATCTCTTGACTAGAGAAGTCCATCGAGACGATAACAGCGTTGCGCTTGTGTGGCACGATTACCTCGCGGAACCTTGCAGCTTGACCCTCAATCTTGGCGTGTTTTGGAAGCTGTTGCAGGTTTGGTGCTGAACTGCTGGCCCTGCGTGTGTTAGTTCCACACTGGTTATGGTTAGAGTGAATTCTACCAGTTTTCCAGTGGACTAACTTAGGATAAGTCTCGTAGTACAGACCGCTACGTGTCTGCACCATCTTAATCAACTTCAAGGCCTCAAGGGCTGCCTTCTCTTCTTCTGGTGCATCCAGCAAAGCATAGGCAATCGCCGTAGTGTCCGTCGAAGGGTTCGGCAGCCGAGCGCCGGGGGGCGGCGGCATCGCGTTGTAGGCCTCCAAGGTCAGCGGCACGTCCATGGCGTTGCGGATAGCTTCGTTGGAGCGGGTACCTGGCCCGTTATTGAACAAGCGCAGAGGCAAGCCCATCACGGCGTACATCAACTTGGTAATCTGCTTGGGGCTGCCTGCGTTGAACTCCGGTGCGGCGACGAAGCGGCGATGCACGTAGCACGTCACAGCGGCGGCGTCATCAGCGGACACCAAGTCTGCCAAGAGCTTGTCCTGAATCATTGGGACAAGCTTTGCCGGTGTGCGCACCGCTGTCTTCAGCTCTTGACCACAAATCAGTGCTGCCTGCTTGATGGCTGCTGCGTCCAGCTTCTCGAACACCGGTGCAACGGTGCCTTCCCACCCATGGGTGATGAGGTACTTGTGTAGCACGGCCTCAGCGTCAACCTTGGTCTTCGCATCTAGCTCAGCCAACTCGTAGAGCTTGGCAACGTCAACCTTAACGCCGTGGACATAGCTTTGGGCATGCAGGTAGGACGCGTCAATCTCAACGTCCAAGTACACCTTCCAGTGGCGCTCAAGTTGCATGTGCAACTTGAAGAAGTTGTGCAACGAGGCGGTGACGATGGTGTCATCGCAAGCGTAGGACTTGACGTGTGCAGCGGACAACTCACGCATCTTATACTGGCGGCGCTCAGTGGCCTCGAAGACTGGCGGTTCGACTTCGATGGTGCCACCTTCGACCAAGGTCGGGGCGGGCGGGCGAGGCAGCTCATCGTCTGTGTAAGGGAGGTCGCGCTCCCATTTGCCCATCGCCACGGCGTACTTCTGGGACTCCATCTCTACGTCAGCCGCCGTGACCTCACGGATTACAGCTTCCTTGACACACTTGTCAAAGGCGCTCAGCAACTGGCCGCCCTGCAGAGTACCGATAGGGCCTTCCAAGGTTGTCACAGCGCTGTACTCAACTTGGTCGTAGCCGAAATACATCTTGGCCAACTTCTTCAAGCCCAAGGACTCGTTCTCGTTGACGTAGGAGGCTTCCAGCTTGGTGTCCAGCCAGTTGGGCAAGTAGCCCTCATAGCCGTTGTCCTTGAAGCGCTCGCCCCAAGCGTTATAGAGTACCGGACCCTCGAACGCCACGTTTTGGATGACCAACTGCTTGCCCAAGTTCATGGCGAAGTCAGCCACGTCGTCGAGGGGTACGTAGTCGGTGTCTACGTGGTCCACGGGGATGTAGACGGTGTACTGCAGGTTATCACCGAAGGTGAGTGACATGCCGGACAACTCAGAGCCGATGACATCAACGATGCCCCCGTTGGACTCGACCCACTCGTCAGACTCGTCAGGTGTAGAAGTCTCGATGTCCAGTGCCACGAAGTCGGACTGGGCAATCAGAGGTTTGGCCCACGACTTGAACGACTCCCACTTGGAGCCGGATACAAGGTGGGACTGCCCCTGCCACTTCGCCAGCCGCTCGTCATCCACCTTGCCGCGAATCAGGCCGGGGGACCACTTCAGCGGGTTCTGCAAGGTGTTGACCCACTCGGTGTGAATCTTGGCCAGCTTCCACGACTTGATGAACTCGGCAGAGCCGTCAAAAATCTTCTTGACCACTTTGACGCCGCACTCTGGGTGTAGCTCGTCCAAGTTGCCAATCTCAGCCAAGCGGGCAAGCTCTTCAAGGCCTGCATCGCCATAGCCCCGGTAGAATTCCGCGAAGGCTGCGGGGCCAAAACCCTTGATGCCCTTGATGTTGTCGGAGGAGTCACCGACCAGCGCCTTGTACACGCTAATCCAGCGATTCTCGAACGGGCCAAAAGGGTTCTCGTCTAAGTCGCGGTCACCGATGCCGGTGTGGATTGTCGCGCCGTAGGCGTTGACGCCGGACAGTACAGCCAAGTCGCCATCGCCGGAGCGGATTACGAGGTCCTCTTCCGTGTGCTGGGCCAGCCAGCCGAGGATGTCGTCACCCTCGACATAATCTTGGGTCAAGGACAGGGCACCGAGCTTGAAGAAGACGCTCTGCAACTGCTCTTTGAGGTTGTTGAACTCTACGTAGGCCTCGTTGGGGCGCTTGCCGCGACCGGCCTTGTACTCTTTGTCGATCATGCCGCGCATGACCTTGCTGGACTGACCCTCGAACACAAGGATGGCGTCCTTGGGGGTCAGGTTGAATTTCTTGAGAGAGGTGATGATGGAGTTTACGGCGTTCTCGTAACCGTACGCTTGGGTGTTTACCCAGTAATCTTTGCCGTCTTCTGTGACAGCGTTGAAACCTTCTTGGTCTTTTCCTACTGAGAGGCAGGTCCACATAATAGAGGACATGTCGAATGCAATTTTCATATATTTCCTAATGTAAGAAAAGCCCTCCGAGGAGGGCTTGGGTTTTAGCGTATGTTGCCTTGCAGCTCGTCTGCAACTAATTTTGAATATCCTGCCACATCGGTCCAGGAGTCATCGTAATTGGCATCGCCGTTTACGATTCGTCCAATCTTGTGGAACACCATCTCAAGCGCTTCCTGTTGTGTGTCTGTCAGCACCTTGTTTCGGGAATCCAAGTGCTTCTTCAGCAGCCGCTTGAAGTCTTGTGTGACGTTAGCGTGGCCTTGGAAGGTTCCGTAGCGAGAGCCCCGCTCTGCGAGGATGGTGACCAAGGTGGGGGCCGTCTTTGGTGCTTCCTTGGCTGGGCGTCCGCGTTTTTGGGTCTGAACAAAAGGCATCTTACGTGTTGTCATTTAGTTTCTCCGATAAAAGTTGTGAAATCTTTGGCTCTGGTTTCCAATATCCGGGACCCTTCTGGAGCTTCCCGAATTGGTCTTTGATTGGGTTTCCGTCCGCTCCCATCTTGCTGAAGTTGGACTGCATGATTACAGAGATAACTTCCTGCATTGGTAGGCCGTACTTAGTACCTTCAGAGGCACAATAGACCATAATATCACCAAACCAGTCAGCAAGGTTAGTCAAGGTTTCTAGATTCGTCGAACCTTCTTTATTGTAGGTTTCGATGATGTCAAATCCCTCATCCAGCTCATCACGAAGAATCTTCGTGAAGTTGAGCAGCTTCAAAGGGAAGCCGTCTGGCAGCGCAGGCTTGTCTGGGCAGGGGAACCCATACATCGTATTGAACTTCTTGATGTCATCAAACATTTTTCATTTTCTCCAAGGTGTATTTGAGGTCTTGGTCAAGTCCGGCTTGGCCCATCAGCCAGTTGCGGTAGTCTGCTGGCACGTTCAGGATTGGCACACCCTTGTGCTTCCCGAAGGGCATGACATGCAGCATCTTAGGTGTGCTGGCCCGCTTGAACAGCGCTTCCAGCGTAGTGCCCGTCTTCGGCAGAATCACTTGCAGCAAGTCATGCACTGTCAAGATGTCACCCAAGGCTGAGTGTGACTTTCGGTCGGGTAGACCAAGTTCTGATTGCAGGGTGGCCAACTTGTGGTTGGTGGTGCCTGTAATGTATTTTCTGGACAAGGCCAGAGTACATAGGGTCGCCGCTGGTGTGTAAACACTAGCAATCATTCGAGTATCGAATGGTGCGTTGTGGCAGATCATCCACCCAGACTCTGGAAGTAGCTTTGCTACTTCAGCAAGTTTAGGTTTGCCAACACACATCTCGTTAGAGATTCCGTGAATGGCAAATGCACCGGGTTCAATCTGGCGCTCGGGGTCTACAAGGGTCTCATGTTGTTCGAGAATGTTGAGGTTCTCGTCCATGGTGACCCATGCGATTTCACATACGCCACCTGATAGGCCCGCAGTTTCTGTATCTAAAATTAGGTAATTGTTCATGCGTGAAAAAGGCCCAGAAATTCTGGGCCTTTCCTAAGTTTAGTTGTTACTGAGCAATATCAAACACAACCACTGTGTATGTATTGTTTCCGGCGGTAGCAAGTTCGGTACGAGCCCGAACCTTGGTGACTGACTCAGCAGTCGCCTTCCCTAGTCGCAACGCATTCAGAGCCATCAACTGGTATCGGCTGAACTTGCCCTTGGACTTCGGTGACAGGTCGAACTGTACCAAGTCATCGACCAGCTGCGGGCCTTTAGCACAGGAGACTACACTACCGACAACAACTGCGCGTTCCTTCACGCCGGCTTTCTCATAGCCCATCTCACGAAGGGCTTCAAGGTGCTCTTTGACCAAGGTGCCGTCCGAGCAAACTACGCCGTCATCACTGTACCGAACTGTGGTTTTATCGGCTCGGTCGTCGCCTGCTTGAACAACATAGCTATCTTGCCAAGACAGCAACTCAAACACAATCTCGTCGCCAACAGGCTTCTTAGACTCACGCTCAAGGAAGTTACCGTTGCTGGCTACGAGGCAGGTCAAGCTGTCGTAGGCCACTTTAACTGCGTCTTTCAACCCGGTGATTGGGTTGGTGATGCTACCGAAGCTTGGTTTGGCTACTACTGCTTGTGGCTTGGTAGTTACTACTGCTGTGGTTTGGGTTGGAGTTTCAGTCATTGTCTCGTCTTGAGCTTCGAAGTCTGGGGTTACTTTGTGGAGTGCCATGATAAGTTTACTTTCAGTTTTGTTTGGCTGTCTAATTCCAGCCGGGCCAACCAGAGAAGTCTGGGTTTTTGAAATTATACTGCCATTTTTTGGCGGTGTCTATAGTGGTTCGGAAAAATTTTCACTTTCTAGGGCTTGTGGGATTGACCAGCCGCGTCGGAGCCGCTTGTGGACCGGGTGGTACGGTAGACCAGCAATCTCACAAGCCTCGGCCAAGCTGATTAGCTTGCCGAGGTAGCTGACAAGTCGGTTGTTTCGCTTGTTACGTTGCTGCTGTACGGCTGTCGCCCACACGCAGTTCTCAGGCGAGTAGCCTAAGTCGTTGTCTACCCTCTCTAGGCTGAGTCCGGGCCGG